GCGCTCGCGAGAACGTCAGCGTCTGCGGCCTTGAGTTTGTTGCTTGCGGTGGAGCCTTTGTAGACAGGCTGCCCGGCCGTCACCGTGCCGCCGGCAATACCTTCGGCGATCAGTGTTGAATCGGTCTTTTTTACGTCTGCGGCTGTGATTGTCAGGTCTGCCATGCTACACCCCGGAGTGATTCATCTGCAATGGAATTGTGAACATCCAAACCTGTGTTTGTTCGTCCTGCGTTGCGTCAATCTCACCTGTTGGTCTGCACCACGAAATAAGACTGCCCGAGCCTTGAAAGGTCTGGTCCGTCCAACTTGTCAGAACCTGCTGGGCAACGTCGTGGGCTGTGTCGTAGTCAATAGCCATGGTCATGAGGCGAACGGTTGATTGATATCCGCGGCCTGTGTTCGTTCGCCAGTGTGGTTCCGTTGTAATCCGAAGCACGACGCAGGGGTCGAAGAAATCGTCGTTGTCAGCGTCGTTCGTGGCTTCTGCGTCGTCCTCATTGGACTGCATGATTTCCGTCGCTACGCGTTCGGGCGGAATCATGATTGATAGCGCTGGCGTTGCCGCCCACCATTCCTGAATCGCCCTGTCAAGTCCTGTCGCTGCCATCAGGTCACCTTCGCTTTCCTGCGCGGTGCAGCGGTTGCGAGTTCCTTGAGTTGCTGGCCAATGACTCGCCCGAGGAGTTGTAAATTCTCTTCAACGGATGGCTTCAGAAACGGCCTCTGTTTTTTGTCCGGCCTGAATTCGTGCAGGGCCATATACGGGGCAATTTTCTTATCTACAAACACGCGGCTTTCAATCTTGTATTTTCCCTTGCGACGCAGTTCAGCCATGATGCTTGAACGACCTTTGCCTGTCCGCATTTTTGGTGGTTCACCGGGCTTACTGCCGCCTGTGTCGCCGGCGGATTGTGTGGCCTGTGCGCCGCGAATCGAGCCAAACTCAACTTCCTGCCCAATTGCCATTCTGGTGCGGGCTCGTTCTTTTGCCTGCTGTCGTTTGCGGTAGGCTTTCTGGTAGGCTTTGAGTTGCTTGCGAATGACTCGCGGGGCTTTGCGTGCGTTTACTCGTAGGCGTCGAACTGCAGCCTTGCCAGCCTTCTTGCCGGCCTTCAGTTTCCGCTTCAGGATCTTCGGAGACTGCTTGCGAACACGCTTAACTGCTCGCAGGATCTTTGCGTCTGCTCTGCGAAGCGTGCGGTTCACGCGGCGGGTGATGGCTTTGTCGGCCTTTGTGATCTTGCGACGAAGACGACGCGCAGCCTTAACGCTTGCTGCTCGCAGGCGCTTGTATGCTGATTTCTGTTTGCGTCTACGTTGTCTCGACATCGCCGATAACGTCCCCAGTTCGTGCCTTGCGGCTTCGTTTCTTTCGGATGTATTTCTTGCTTACCTTTTGCTTTGCGATTGCCCGGAGTTTTTGGGCTCCTTCCAGCAATGCTTCGGCGGTCTTGCGTTCGAGGTCGTTCATCAGTTTGAAGGTGCGGTCAATTTTGCGAATGCGAAAGAATGCCATGGTCAAGCGTCCGAACGACGCAGAATCAGATACGGCAAGTCAACACGGCTGAGATCCTGTTCGAGTCTGTCAATGCGATACGCCTCACCTGTGTCGCGAATGACCGTATCAACTGATGCCAGATTCTCAGGAACCTCCTGCAGAAACAGATAGAATTCGCCAGCCATTTTACGGCGGGCGCCTTCGCTTGTGCTTTCCTGCTCTGCGGAGGACTGAAACCACTTGCAGCGGACGTTCGCAATTTCGACGGGCGGAGTTGCCTTGCGGGAGCCACTTTGAGTGACGATGAATTTGCGTCGCCGGAGCGTGATGAATTCGCTAAGTTGCAAGTGGCAGTAACTTCGTTGAATTGCCGTCTCTGCGGGGTCTGTGTACATGACTCGCCAGACGGTTGTCACCTGCCCTCGTTTGACTGAAAACAGGTCGCCGACGGAAACGGTTGTCGTATCGATCGGCGTCCAAATATGTGCCCGGCGGACGGTTTGTCTGTCGGGCTGTTCGATCAATCGCACGGATCGCGGGAGCGTCGTTGAAGTGGCTGCGCGGGTCCAAATGGCACGCTCGCCCAACTCCTCGTTATTGAGGATGGCACAGGCGTCAATTGCCATTTGTGCTCGCAGGCTCACTTGCGGGCTCCTGCTGTCCCGGTGGCTGCAGTGCCTGCCGGTCGCTCAACCTTCTCTGCCACGATATAGCCGCGGCCTGAGAGGTTTTCGACTGTGGCTGCATCCACTGCCGTCAGGGTCACAGTGATTGGGCTTCCTTCGACCACTTCGAGGTGTTGCCCATCGCTGAGACGGGTGCGGAAATGGCGTTTGTTGTTAGCCTTGCTGCGGCCTGTGGCTGCGTCGCCAACTGTGATTCGGTAACTGCTCATTTGTCATTCTCCTCCGCCAGAAAAATGCCCCGGCCTGTGGCGGACAGACCGGAGCCAGCCGGCAGCGTCCTGCCGGCTGTTGCTCATTGTGACTATGTGGTCAGGGTGCAAAGAACGCTGGTCCACCACGCGAAGTAACCCACGTTGTAGCGGGCTTCGGTCATGAATTTGACATCCTTCGTTTCGAGGTTATCCATGCCAGCCATCTGACGGCTGAGAGGCTCGCGACGCTGGAAGACGAACGGCTTCACAGGCTCGCCGGTCTTGAACAGAAAGAACTTCACAGAGCTGGCAAGGTATGGGCTAGAGACAATGTTGGGGCGGTCAACGATGACGTTTGTTGAGTTGCTCAACAGTTCGCTTTCCAATGCGTCGTAGGTCACGTCGCGAAGGTCAAGCGGAACCAGAATCGTCAGGTCAGACAGTCGCCCAACCGTCGGCCGATGGTAGAGTTTGCCCTGGTCATTTTTGAATGACAGCAGAGACTTAACGGCCTTGCGGATGGCGGTCTTCATTTCAGCGGCGGTCACAGCGGAGGTGCTGGCAACAGTGCTGGTAATGTCGTTCGATTGGCTCCCGGAGTTGCCCCAGGAATGGTCGGTGTCGTAGAAGAATTGACCGTCGAAACAGGCGGTGGATTCACCGGCTTCCAGGACGTTGAAAAACAACTCGTCAGGGTGCATCGCAGCTTCGATGCCCATCTGTTCGAGGACGGGGCCGTACTGACCAAGGTTGTCGTCGGCAAGGTCGGTCTTCTTGATAAGCAGCGAGCTTTCCCAGTGCTTATTTTCGATGGTAAAATTGGCTGCACGCAACTCAGAGAACTGGCGCTCACCGAGCCATTCACGAACGCCCGGCATGTTGCCGATCCATCCATATTTCTCGCCGCTGCGATTGCTGGATGCGTCGTAGCAAACGGAAGGATAAAACGGGGTCGTTGCCTGCAGACGGTTGTCGAATTTTGCCGTCAGGTCACGCAACTTGATTTGCGCGGCTGCAATGTTCAGAGCCATGGTTATTTCCTTTCAGAACGAATGCTGTGAGTGTGTCAGTGATTAGCCGTGGACGTTGATGAGAACATCAACCACTGTGGCAGAGACGTAATTGACGACGCGGCCAACTTTGCTGGCGTTGGTACTGCTGGCCTGAATGGTGTAGTTGTCGATTGCATACACGAGGTCGCCATTTGTGGCCTGCGTGAATGAAGAGCCAGTCAGGCGGAAAATACCGTCGGTGTACAACTCGACTTCGAGGTCACCAGCGGAGCCCCCGGAGTTGTCACACTGCTGATAGACAACGCCGGCGAATGCGTTCGCTCCTGCGTTATCATCTGCGACAATGTAGCCGGTCGATGCGTCGAAGAACGCAAGAGTCCCGGCGTAGAGGTTGACGTTACTGGCCTTGCTTCGAGTAAGCCGGCTTGCTGCTTGCATGAGAGTGATCTGATTGGCGGTAACTGCGGCCACTGTATTTTCTCCTGAGAATGGTTTGGGATTGAATTACTTCTGAAGCGGTTCCAGCCCATCGTCGATGCGGCGGGAACGAATCCACTGCTCTTCGGTGACAGTGATGCTGTCACGATTGGCTGCGAATTCAGCCTTGTACTTTGAGTTCGGGTCTGGCTGTGGTTCTGCGGCCGGCTGAATCACGCTTCCACGCTGTGCTGACAGGTCACGCAAGGCAGCCTGCGCGGCCTCAACGCTGAAGTTTCCGTTGACGAAGAGGCTGAATTTGTCGGGAACGCCTGCAAGGTTGCAGAGGGCCTGAATCTGCAGGCAGCGGGTACGCTCTGCGGCTGCGAGATCAGCAGTCGGAGTGTGTGCGACTGGGACTGCGGGGGCTGCCGAGAGATCGGCTGCGGGGACTGCCGGAGCGGCCGGCGTTTCTGTGGTCACTGGTTCAGCCGGTGTCGGCTCTGGCATGTCATCACCTCGTGATGCAAGGTAGCGATTCAGAAAACCGTTAATTCGCTCCCGGATCGCTGCGGCGGGTGCGTCGGAAAAGTAGGCGTCGAGCAGGGCTGTAGCCTGCGCGGGAAGATTTCGTGGGTCTGGGTCAGTCAACGAAAATAGACCGGTGCGAGTTGCTGCGGGGCTGTCCACGACGTCGCCGGCCTTCATGGCGGAGAATCGCATCGGCCACCGCATTTTCTTCCGCTTGTCGCTGTCGGATTCGCGGTGTCGTGAATCCTCAAACTGCATCAGGTTCTGTTCATCGAATCGTGTCGCCATAGACACGCCGAAGGATTCCGGGTCCTGTTCAGCGAGATCCAAAACGTAATTGCCGAGATCGCCCTGTGGGCTGGTATATGCTGCGTCTGCGATGTGCAGGTCCGCTCGGACGGTGTCGCCGTCGATGCGGAAATTGGTCCACCTGCCGAGGTATGAACCCATGCCGTCGTTACTCATATTCGGATGGGTGAATCGGGCTTTGAGTCCGTTGCGGGTTGCGTTGCCGAATTGAACAACCTGCTGAAGCGTTTCAGCGTCAACGGTAAACGGTCTGGCGTCCCCAGGGTTGAGGTCACCGGCTTGCATCATTGCAGCGCCGTAGATAACGCCTCCTTCACGGTCAACACGCGCGGGGGCTTGCCTGGCTGCGTCTGTGCGAAATGCTGATTTGTCTGGAGCGGTGCTAATTGCTGGCATTTGCTTTGTCCCTTGCTCGCATTTGTCGCTGTACTTTGCCTGCCCATGCTTTTCCGGGATCGCCACCCCAGAGAGCCCATGCAATGCGGCCATTCGACGGATAACCGTTTTCGCCTGGGCTGAATCCTTCGCCCTGCTTGTCCACTTCATGACGGGCAAAGAAACTCACCATGCGATTGATCGTTGACGGGCTGACTTGCTTGCCGTTTGCCAGGTCGCGGGCTCGTGCAATACCTATGGCAGTGCCGCCACGCTTGTATTCGCGCCGCCATTCAAGCCCCTGCCGGGCTTCCGCTCGCACGCCTGCGGGCGGTGTGAAGCTAATGCCCGCGTATTTGGCGGGGATGGCAAAGTCTTCTGACTCGCTTAACTCGTCTTCAGGATCATCATCCGGGCTGTCGTCGTCTGTGCTGGCTGGCTCTTCGTCGAGTTCCAGAGACATGCGGTAGGCTTGAACGCGGGCCTCCATGTCGGCTTTGGCGTACAGTTCTCGCTCGATCTGCTGCAGCGTCTCGTCAAAGTCACGGCCACGGGATGCAAGTGATTCTGTTTGTGTGGTTAAGCCGGCTTCGATGGCTGCAACGTCTGCCTTGACTTCTTTGTCAGGATCAACCCACGGCCAGCCTGGAGGAATCCATTGGTGGTTCAGGAAATGGGCGCGGTTTTCTTCGTAGCGAACTGGGTCGATCGCCACGGCGCCTTGGATAACACACTGGTCAACGAAACGAGCCCAGAGTTTACGCAGCGTTCTATCAATCAACACATGCTGCCAGCACTTGAACGTGATTCGGCCGTCGATCAAAGCGAGTCGGCCGCCGCTGAAATTGTTGGTAAATTGCTTCGCTAACAACTCGTAGGGGTAACGCAGGGCCGCGGCTACGCCATGCAATGCCCACTCAACGTATGGGCCGAGGGTCGTACCGGGTCGCGCTGGGTCGCTGAATTGAACGGACTCGCCATCCCCCAGATATTGAATCGTGCCGGGGCTTAGGTCTTCGAGATTGGATCGGCTTCGGCCTGCCTCTGCCAGTAAAGCCGGATCTGTCGCGCCTGTCACGAATGCTCCGTAACATGCCGCCACCTGTTCGGCCACCAAATGCGCGTGAACGAAGTCCTTGAGGTCTTTCAATTTGCCCATGGCAGGAGCCAGCCACGGAACGCCGCGGAGTTGCCCCGGGCTTGTTTCTTCGAAGCAGTGGAGAAGGTCCGTAAGCGGAACCTCATCCTCCATCTGATCGGCTGCGTAACTGTCATTCGGCAAACTGCGCCGCACGAATGCGGCAATGGCTGTTCCGCGTGCGTCGAGCCTCATCCCCAGTCGCCGCTCTGGCTTGCCGTGCTGCAGCCATGAGTAGACTGGAATGCGTTGCGGATGAATCACCTGGACTGACAGAGTAACGGGCTTTTCCGGGCTGTCGTCGTTGCCCATATAGAGCCATGATTCACCATAAATGCCATTGCAGCGTTCGAGCAGTCGCTGCTTCGCATAAAATCCCTCAGCGATTGCCCAGCGGTGCCAGAGCAACTCGATTTGTGTGTTGAATGCCTCGGCCTGCGATTGCGTAACAACGCCTCTGGCAGCCTGCACGCGGGCCTGTGGGCGGATGCCTTGCCCGATAACATTGTCAACACGGCCGTTTACTGCAGACGCTGCGAAAACGTCGTTGCGGTAAAGGTCGGTTGCCCGGTCGATCATTGTTTCGAGTTCGGTGCCGATCGCGTCGTTCTGTGTGAGTTTCGACGCAATCCACTTTTCCCCGCGGAGCCTGTCATTGTCTGCGGCCTCGTAGGCTGCGAAGTTTTCAGCAGCGCGGTTTGCCAGCATGAGACGGAGTTGGCCATCAACACGGGCCTTGATTCGCCCCATTGCCCACGCGGGAGCAATCTGCAGCAGCGCTTTGTCAATGCGGGTCGGCTTCGCGGCCTCACGGACGTTCGCAGCGTAGTCTGGTTTCGCGCTCATCGCTGGAACCTCACAAGGTTCCGCGCTGCGTGAATGCCGCCTGATGCCTGCCGGCGGAGATCAGAGATCCTAGCGTCGAGTTCTGCGAGCCATGTGCTGGTGGGCTCCTTCTGCACCATCTGCCCGTCCACGGTGTACGTAATGACGGGAGCCCCTGCGAGCAAACCGGTTTCGACGCGGTCGCGGAGGTCTTCGTAGAGTGCCAAGCGTTCAGATGCGGATCGTGCCATGAGAGCAGCATTGCGGCTGCGTGGCGTTTGGTGAATCTGCATCTACTAAACGATTAGCGTTTGCGTGCCTCTGCGTATGCGATGGCTGCGGCTTGTTGTGGCGTGTAGCCTTCGGCGATTAACTTGCGGATGTTTTCCTGAATGGTCGCGCGGCTGCTTCCAGGTTTGAGCGGCATTATGGCTGCCTCCGAACAACTGTCGTGAAGCGATTGCCGCACTGGCAGCGCCTGTACTGCTTTTGCATGTCGCCGATTGGCTGTGAGTTGTACGACGTTGCGAACTGCCCACACTGTGGACATAGTCCGCCGCCAGGTGCTGCGTGGCATGGCGTGTAAGATCGTCGCTGTGTGTAGGCTGGGGATTCCAGTGGCTTCATCGCAAATCCCTCACGAATTTCGGGGCTTTTTTGCCAGAAATCACGCCATTCACGGGCTTTTGTTCGGCTTTCCGGCGTTCCTTTTCAGCGTCGAATTGTAACACAGAGAGCCCCACGAATGCCAGATATGCAGCGTCCAGAAGGTGGTTTCGGGAGAATGTCTGTACCCATTTCTGCACTCGGCCTTTGCCCACTTCGAAAACCACCTGCTCGCGTTCGGCTGTGAGTTGTTTGGCAACTTCTGCCCGGCCGTCGGCTTTGTCGGTGTGTGGAAGCAGTAACGCTGCCTTTGAGTCTGCGGGGCAACTCAGAGCCTGATGGACGCGCCGCTTCCAGTGGTCTGCGTTGTTTTGGTATTCTCTTCGGTAGCCTGTACCTGTGGTGAATGCCACGTCGTGCCAGCCTTCTCCGATCGCTACAGTGTACTTCGATCGATCTTTGGGTGCGTGGTAAACCGCCCCGCTGTGTTGTTTGTACCCGAAGCCCTTCGCGGTGTTCCAGAGCTGATGGGGCTGTGCTGCGGAGCGGACTGTTTCGGTTTCCCAGCCGGCGTCGATCAGGACGATATCCACGCCCTTTGAGCCTCCAGATTCGAGTTCCCAGCCCGAGTCGAATTTCGCCTGCAGGTCCTGAATGGCATTGGCCAGTGCTGTCGGTAGATCGATCAATTCGCGATGGATTGGCTGGTATCCGTAGTCAATGCAATAGGGCTGGCCGCTTTCGTGCTGGGCAATGACGAACCAGTCGAGTTGCTGGGCGCGGCAGTCAACGCCTGCGGAGATGCGAATGCAGCCTGAAGGAATTAGCCCTCGCCTGTACTGGCTTTGCCGCTTCATCACGGCCTTGAAGTCGAGCGGCTCGATGTCTTTTTGCTTGGGCTGCGCTGGCAGTGCCCAGGTCCACTGGAGGAGTTCCTTTTCTGCGTTGTCGGGGTCGATTTCGCGCTGTCCTCGCCATTCGTCAGCGCCGACAATGCCGGACGTCATGAAGGTATTTGTGGGTGCGCTGTAGCGGAAACCCATGGTCTTACTTTGCGGCATGTCGCCTGTCACTGTTCCATCTGGCAGAACGATTTGGCCGCGGTGCCTCAGGCGTGCTTTTTGCAGTTGCTGCAGCCTGGCAGCGTCGTCGAAGAGAATACCGCAGGCAGGGCAAGCCCAGCGGGTTTTTTCTTCAGCCTCTGCTTCCGTCGTTGCGTCCTGCCAGCCGATCAAAGCATCTCGGCCGGGTGCGATGTGCTCGCCGCATGAATGGCATGGGAAGACGACTTCGCCGGCGGTGCCTTGTTGCCACTCCTGCCACATTCGGCCGTGTTCTGTGGTGATCGTCGATTCGAGATAGATGCGAGCCTGTCCACTTGCCCTGAAGGCTCGCACGCGGCCTTCCATCTGCTTGAGTTTTGTGGCTTCGTCGGAGTTCACGCCGGTTTCGTCGAGGTGTGAGACTTCGGTGACTACAAGGATTGGGCCTGTGATGCCGGCGCGCTTTTCATCACCGCCGCCACCCGTAATGAATTTGATGTTGCTGCCATTGAGGAACTGAATGAGTTCAGGCGTGCCGCCCTGAGAGCCTGCGCCCTTGCGTGGAAGGAATTTGGCGTACTGGCTGGCTTCGATCGCTGGTCTGATGTCGAGCTTCCATTTGTCGTTGGCCATGTCCATGCTGGGCAAGCCGAAAAGCACCGTCTGGTTTCTCTCGAAAAGGTGGTACAGAATCGGGATCACCACGAATGCCAGCGTTTTTCCGGACTGCTGCGGGCCTGTGCAGGCGTAGCGGAACCACTGGCCGCTGTCCACTGCGTCGAAGAATAGACCATGGGCAGGCTGGCGAGAGCACCGGAACCGCTGCCCCTGATATGGGCCATCCGGCAGAAAGATTTCCTGCTCCGCAAATTGCCGCATTGAGCGGTACGGGCGAACCGGGACCGTCCGCAGATAGATTTCCCGCAGTGCCCGAGCGGGGTGCAG